AATGCTTTGATTGGCAACAATCAAGAGTTTGAAAAGCTGTTGGCTGCGAAAGACATCTCTACGGTCAAGGAAAAGATGACTACGCACATCGACAAAGTGATTGAAGCACGAAAAGAGTATGACACGTTCCAACACGAAATTATGAAGCGTGAGGATAAGGTCATCACTGACAAAAAAGGCAAAATCGTGCGCAAGGAGCATTCGTGGAAGCTGCCTATTCCCTACCCGATTTTCATCAATGAAATCGCTCTCGTTTTTCTCTACGGCAGACCCGTCAAGTGGAAGCAGCTCTCTGACGGCACAGACAATGCGTTCAAAGCGTACAACGATTTCATCAAGGACTCGCACTTCAACTCGAAGATACGTCAGTGCAAGCGCATCGCAGGTTCAGAAACAGAGAGCGCAATGCTCTTTCGATGCTACAAAGACACTGACGGCTCTGCGAAGTGTCAGCTCAGAGTGCTTGCATCGAGCAAGGGCGATGAAATCTATACTCGTTTCGACCAGTACGAAAATCTCATCTCGTTCGCTTGGGGCTACTACGTCAAAGACAATGAAGAAACGCTGACGTATCACTTCGATGTCTATACAAAAAACGTCATCTATCACTGCACGAAGAAGTCGCTCGGTTGGGAAGTTGTTGAAGAAATGAATTTCGTTGGCAAGATACCCGTCATCTACTTCACGCAGGAAAAAGAGTGGAACGGCGTTGAACATCTCATTCATCGTGAAGAATATATGGCTTCACGCACAGCCGACACGAACGACTATTTCAGCGACCCGATTGCGATAATGAGCGCAGACATCATCAAGAATATGCCCGAAAAGAAAGAAGCTGCGAAGCTGCTCATCACGAATGACAGCGAGGGCGTTGATAAGGCTGCGAAATATCTCACTTGGGACAATGCGCCGCAATCGAAGAAAGACGAACTCGAATGGCTCGAAACGCAGATAATGCAGAAATCGTTCACGCCGAACATCACGACAGACAGTCTGAAAAGCGTGTCGCAGCTCTCTGCTAAGGCTCTGCGCACAGTGATGATGCTCGCTGACATCAAGGCATCGAAACGCAAAGAGACGCACGATGAGCTGCTTGACCGCACGTCTTCGCTCATCACTGCAATCATCGGCAACGTGCTGAACGTGTCGCTGCACGCAGAGTGCGAGCGTCTTATTGTCGGACACGAATTTCAGGAGCCGTTCGGCGAAGACATCGCAGACAGCCTGAACAACATCATTCGTGCAGTCGATGCAGGTATTCTCTCTGCCGAAAGCGGCATCGAACTCAATCCGCTCGTTGCTGACGCTCATCGTGAAGCAGAGCGCATCACAGCCGAAAGCGAAGAACGATTGAAGACACAGCAATCAATCTTCGGCGGTGGTGATGATGACGATGCAGGTGCGCAGTCTTACGAAGACGGCGACAATGACGATGAAGACGAAGACACTGACGAAGATGATGAAGAAAACGACAAAAAAGCGTCTCAGAGCGACAAAAAGGCATCTGACGATGAAGATGTCAAGAAGAAAAAGAAAAGCTCAGGAAACGCAGGAAAATAAGCAAATCTGACATTCATTCTGACTGAATGGCGAAGAAGAAATACACAGACGCTTCGGCAAAGCAAGCAACCGTCTTGCGCATCAAGCGCACAGAGGCGTGCGCTGAGAAAGTGAGACAACTGTTCGCTAAGACAGTGAACGACATTCTCGCTCTCAATAAGACTATGCCCACACTCGATGACGGCGAGATGTTCAGCTTCGACAGTCAGTCAATCAAGAAGCAGCAACAAGTCGAACAGCTGCTCAGACGCTTGCGCTCATCTGCGACAATGGCAATCCAAATGGGCTGCAACATCGAGTGGGAAGAAGCGAACAAAGAGTGCGACAAACTGCTTTCTACGTGCTTCGGCAAGCAAGCTCTCTCGAACCCGACATTCACTGCATACACGCAGCGCAATGACGCTGCACGAAACGCATTCATTCAGCGTGTCGAGAAAGGTCTAAAACTCTCTGACAAAGTGTGGAAGTCAGTGCAACAGCTGCGTGAAGAAATGGAGATTGCGATGACAGTCTCTATCGGCGAGGGCGAGAGCGCAAGTTCAATGTCTCGCAAGGTGCGTCAGTATCTGAACGACCCTGACTTGATGTTCAAACGCTTTCGCTATAAGAAAGGTGAAAAGATTGTCGAGGTAACAGACCCCGAAACGGGAGAAACAACGCAGAAAAAGGAAATCATTTGGGGCAAGAAGTGGAAGAAGCGCATCAAAGACCCGAAGACGGGCAAATACAAGTTCATCGACTATGACAAAGACAGCTACAAGACGGGCGCAGGCGTTTACAAATCGTCTGCGAAGAACGCAATGCGTGTCGCCAGGACTGAGACGAACATCGCATACCGCAGAGCCGACAATGAGCGTTGGTCGCAAATGGACTTCGTACTCGGTCAGCGTGTGCAGCTCTCGAAATCGCACCCGAAGCGAGACATCTGCGATAAGCTGCAAGGTGACTATCCGAAAGACTTCGTGTTTGACGGGTGGCATCCGCAGTGCTTTTGCTTCGTTACGCCGATACTCATCGATGAGAGCGAGATGATAAAGATGAATGAAGCGTTCTTGGAGGGTAAGACGTACACGCCAAAAGGAAAGCAAATCACCGACTATCCGCAGAATTTCAAAGATTGGGTATCTGAGCATAAAGATGACATCGCAGCTGCACGTGAACGTGGCACTGAGCCGTATTTCATTCGCAATAACGCAAAGGCGATTGATGACATCATCGACCCGAAACCGCAGAAAGAAAAGCCGCTCACAACGCTCGAAAAAGCGAAGCTCAGACACGAACAGCGCACGCAAGAACAGATTGATGACATCAAGAAGCGTGCAGCTGAGCGTCAAGCGCAGCATCAGAAAATCAAAGACGATGCAAACGCAGTGTTCAGCGAAGCGCAGGAATACGGCGGCGACATCGATTTCAGCGAAATACAGACGCTCATCAAAGAGAATAATCTTACGAAGCTGCCGAATGCGACTGCGATGCTGCAACAGAAAATTGAAGAACAGAAAAAGCAAGAAGCTGCTCTCGGTGATGTACTCTATAACGTGCATAAGTGGCACGGACAATATACGCTCAGCGAGTTGCAAAGCGCACAACAAGCAGTCAAGCACACTATCGGTGCGAATATGACGAAAGACATCACGAAGATGTCGAAGTCTGAACTCATCGCACTGAAAGATAAACTGACATACGAAGCAGATTGGAAGAAGAAGCACCCGAAATATAAGACCGATGCGGTCGTAGAAGAAGCATATCGCAGCAAGCTCAAAGAAGTTGAACACGAAATCCAGTGGGGCGAAATCAACAGACGACACACAGAATATGTAACAAAATACTCTGCTACATTCCCGACACTGACGAATGAGCTGACATCTGCCGTTCAAGCGAAAGACTTCAACGCTGCAAATGCAGCAATCACACGTCTGCAACAGTGGGACAACGTTATTTCAAAACGCTCTCAATATGCGTCTATCTTGGGCGCAGGAAATCGAGGTTTGCTGACAGATGTCGATGCAGCTATCAACAAGAAGAACATTGCATCTGCAACAAACGAGTTGAGCAAACTCAATAGGTGGGAGAAAGTACTGCAATCGCTCTCTGTTGCCAAAGCCGCTAAGCAAACAGCGAAGTTGAAGAAGAAAATCGATGAGTTGCAACAGTGCATTGCAGAGCGAAACATCATCAAAGCTGAAAGTGTCGCAAACGAGATACAGAAACTCACGATGTCTGCACTCGAAGCGTATTGTCAGCAACATTACACTGAAAAGTTCACAGTGAACTCACAAAAGAGTTATGATGAGGTTATGCAGAATTTCGGCAAGGTGACGAAACCCGTTTGGGACAATGCGAGCGAAGACGAAAAACGCTCGTTCGTGGACTATTGCGGCTCACACAGCCGTAGTATGCTCACAGATATGGCAAAAGGACGTAAGAACGTCAGAGTTGAGAGAATGGATAAGATAATGTCGCAAATAAAGTACCCTCACGATATTGTATTGCGTAGCGGTCAAGATTACGAAATGGCTGAACATATATTCAGCAAAGACTTCAAAAATCTGTTGCAAGCAGGTGATGTTGATGCGCTTAACAAGCGTTTTGCAGGTACTGTTGGCAAGAACACTGCTTGTATGTCAACCTCATTCAATGAGCAAGGCGGTTTTACGAAGCAGTTCGAGTTTCATTTTTTCTGCCCGAAAGGTACACCGATGATGAACGTTTATCCGCTTTCGCCGTTCGGTGGCGGACAACGCACTTCTTGGGACGGCGTGTCGTATGGCAAGACTTGGCGAGCTGACGGAGAAACAGAGATACTTCTTGGTCGCAATCTGTTATACAAGTTTATTCGTGCGGAAGCAGGCGCAGGAAAAGGTAGAACAACTCGTATCTACATTCAGATAATCGGCGAAGCAAAATAAAAAAAAGCAGTCTGACGTTTGCTGTTCAGACTGCTTTTTCCTAATAGTTGAAATAGCGTTCGTAATATGGTTGAGCATCGCCGCCGAAAGGCTCAGAAGCGAACTCTGCTATTTTGTCGTGTATGTAATTCTTTACGTATTCTTCCGCTTCATCTGCATTCTTCGCAGATAGAACATCGTGCAACGCTGCATATTCAACACGCCACATATACCACTTGAACTCATCATCATCTTTTTTCAGAGGATTGTCGTTAATGCTTGCTTCACCTTTGTATAGTCGGCAAAGACTTAATAGACCTTTCTTATTCATAATACAAATCTTTGAATTGTTTGACAACTGCAAGCATCTCATCGGGCAATCGTGAGAGTGCTGCTTTCTCTATCTCTTTCGGTATGCCGAACATCGGTTCTGCAATCGAGCCGACTATTGCGCCGACTGTATCGCTATCGCCGCCGTAGCTGACTGCTTTGCGCACTGCGTCTTCAAACGAGTTGCTTTGAAGCACGATGTGCGCTGCGAGCGGCACACAACCCTGACACGTCTCATCGAACACACCTTTCTTCGGTATGTGTTTCTCCCAATCTGTACGATAGAGATGATTGATGTTTGCTCGTATCAGGTGAACTGCTTGCTGAAAGCGTGTCAGACGCACGTCTCGTATCATACGTGCAACAGATAGTGCGCCGATGATGCCCTCTGCGTGCGAGTGCGAGCAAGCGGCAGACGCAATCGCTTCACGTTGGCAGTCAGTCTCGCTGTTGAACGCCCAACCAACGGGCGAAACACGCATCGCTGCGCCGTTGCCGAAGCTATCATACGGCTGCGGATTGTCAGAGCGCAACCAACGGGCGAACGACACGCCGTAACCGCCCATCGGGTGCGGATAGCGTCTGCACCAATCGAGAAGACTATCTTTGTACGGGCGATTGCGCAGAATAGCGTCTGCGACTGCTATCGTGCAGATTGTATCGTCTGTGTATGTGCTGCTCTTTGTGAACAGCGGAAAATCGTAATCAAACGTGTTTCTGAACTCATATACTGAGCCTATGATGTCTCCTATAATTGCGCCTATCATACTTTGCCCCTTTCTTTCGTCTGTTTCTTTGTTTGTAGATGTCCTATCGTGATGATGCACGTCTTATTGCGATACTCGGTCTTGCCGTGCATTGCGTTCGTGAGCGATGTGTAGCGTATGCGCACACGCTCTGCGAGAGCGGCGTTCGAGTATATCGCTTTGAGCGAGCCGAAGAAGTATTCGGTCTCGCCGTCAAGCGGCTCAAAGAGCCTAAGATGAACTACTTTCATATTTTCTTTTCGTTTGCAAAGTTACTAAAAAAGCCGCACAAATCGGCTGCTTTTGACTGAAAACAAAGGATTTGCGCAGCTATTTAACACTCTCATTTGTCCCTATCATAAATCATCGTCTTCAATTCATCGAGTTCTTCTTCTACTTTGTCGAAGAACGCAGTCGAGCGATTAGCGGTCTCTGCTTTGAAGCGTTCAGAGTGATTGTCAGCTGCACGATAGCGAATGCACTCGCAGAGCAGGTCGTACTGTGGCACCGTGAGTGTCAGCGTGAATGTGATTGTCTTCTTTTTCATATCGTCTCTCATTTTGGAAGTTTGTACATCATTGTTTTTGTCGGCAGCGCATCGTGATGCTCGCAGACGTATCTGAACGCATCGTCAATCGTCTTGCACGGTGTCTCAATCTCTGCGGCACGATGACCGAACTTGCTGCGTGCGTCAGGAACGCAGCATAAAACACGTATTCCGTTCGTCTGACGCTCTTTCTCTGTTGTTGCTGTATGATTGCTCATTTCTTTAAGAATTATGCGAGAGAGCGCAGGAAAACACGCCCTCTCGCTGTTAAACTTCGTGTGTACGTCTCTCTGCTCTCTCATCAAGCGTTGATGTTCAGTTCGAGATTGAACTGCTCGTTCAAGAAGCGTGTCATCGCAATGTTTTGCGGAAGCAGCGCAGGAATATCCATTTGGTCTGCTTTGTACAAGTCAGTCGCAGCTGAATAGATGTCCCACACAGTGTTTCTCTGTTTTTCGTGATAGTTCACAAGCAGCGTCTCAGTGAACTTCGAGATTTGCGATTGATTGAGCGGATATGTGCGGTAATCACGAATGTCGCTGTTCTTCGTGTCGCACTTCACACGCATCGCTGTGAGCATTCCGATGAGCAAGAAGCACTGCTCTGCGCTGACTTCGATGTTCATCATTCTCTCTCGCACCTGACGGTCGTGAACAACTATCTGACGGGCATCAACGAGCCACGACTTCACGATGTCGAGTATCTCAGGAATGTCAGGGCATTGCTGACGACCGTTGCCACGCTCTGAGTATGTCGCTGCGTAGTGCTGTGCGTTCAGCATACACTGGTTGTGGCAAATCTTCGTCATCGAGCCGAAGCCGACCTGAATGCCTTTTTGATGAAAAGCGACTGCGAGGTTCGTTGTCTCAGTCTCATCATCGAAGTCAGTGAGACGAATGTTCGCAAACACACGGCGCAAGATGTGCGCTTCGACTGCGTTCTTGCCGTACTGTTCTTCTACTTGCGGAAGCAGCACAACGCCTGGCGTGTTGCGGTCTTTGTTCTGCGCTGCGAACATATCGTAAATCTCGACATTGTAGTTCTGCTCATTGCAGAGTTCGATGATTTGGTTCAGCAACTCGTAGTGATAGATGCCACGCAGCGGCTTGCCGTAGATGTCATTCTCTTTGTGGGTGCGCTCTAACTGTGCGAGGTCGAGCGTCTGTACACGTGCTTTCTCGAAGTCGAAGAAGCGGTTTGTGTCGATTGTCTGTGTCTGAATTGCGTTGTTTGTCATAATGAATTGACTTAACCGTGATGTCGAGGGCTTAAAGGGTTTATTGATTATGTTATTTGATTATCTGTTATAAAAGTTCGACCACTGTCTGTCAAGCTCGCTCGTTTCGACTTCGACTTGCGTGTCGTGATAGCGATTGAGCAGCACTTTGACGAAATTGATTGTGTCGCACGTTTGATTTGCAAGCAGACTGTCGCCGTGCATCAAGCGGATTTGCTCTTGCGCATCGCTCAGATGTGAGAGCATTGCCATTCTTACTTCTAACTTTCTCATATTGCGTTGATGTTTTAGAGTGGGCGGTTGGTGAGACCGCCCGTTACCTTATTTATTTAAGATTGAGTTCTACATACGTTTTGTCATTGTCATCGAGCGGCAGGTTCGTCTTCATCTTATAGATGACGCAGCGTTGTCTGCCGATGAGATTGATTGCTTCATCATACATCTCGCTGTCATCGTGAGCGACTGACTTGCGAATGAGCAAGAAAGCGAGTGTGAGTTTGTCATCATCGAATTTCTTGTAACCAACGATGCGATTGTAGAGTTCTTCGATGATTACGCTCTGCGAGTGCTTTTT